GCTGTGTCTTTGTAGTAATCAACTTGAGAATTGATAGGAAACATCGAATCAATACCTTTTGAAGCAGCATCGTATGTCAGTGTGAGAATGTCAGAATTACCAGCCTGTTGGTCAAGCGTTTCTTCATTGGCACGAGGCATGAGCCTGAGATACGGATGACCTTCAACGTGATTGAGTGTATGGCGACCTGAGTGTCCTATCTGAAAACTCTCATCCAAATCGGTAGGCCAAGCCACTGCAAACGGGTTGTCTGTATCGACAGCAGTTGTAGACATACGACTGGAATACACCATAGCGTGTTGCTCGTATAGCCCTTCATCAATCAACATCTGACCTGCTCTGTCAATCAATTGTGTAGAAAGATGAGGTGGTTGATACGGGCGACCTGTGCCGTTTTCGATGAGACAATCGGCTGAGATAACGACAAATGAGTTTGCTCCGTTAGCCGCTATGTGTGTTGAATGAAGAACGGGTCGTAGTCCATCGGTGTTGGTTGTTGTCTTGAAATCCAAGTGAATACTTGATACTAACAATCGACCTGATGAAATGTTGATGCGGTGCAAACGCACACGCTCAGGTGGTTTACCGTTTGGCTTCTTTGAGTCTTGATTGATTGAGCCGGGATTGATGAGAAGATTGTAAGGAACGTGAGGCACGAGATGATTGGTAGTCGTGCCGGGTGTGCTGTATCTGTCAATAACAGAGTAATCACCAGTTGAGTATGGGGAGACTGTAAAATCAACATAGGTGTCTGTAATCGTTTTACCAGTCAAAGCGTTAGCCAAAGATTGAGCATCAGCGGGAGAAATTGGTATTGAAGAGAGATGAGTCTCTGCTGAGGCTAACCCATCGTCATTGTAAGATGTTTCAATCACATCAGTTATGGTGTAAACGCCACTTAGAGGTGAGATAGGCTCTTCAAATCTATACAACGATACAGTCTTATCACCAACCATTGATGGGTTACGAGTTATCATCTCGTTGTTAAACGATGAAGAGACGTGAATGCCTTCAATCACACCTCTGAACTCACCACCTTTACCACCAATATAGACATGTGAGTTCTTTGGTCTTAAGGCAGCATCGAGAGGAATTATTTGTTGGGCTACCAAATCCCCATTGACGTAAACTTCAGCCTTACCTCTATTGATACAAGCAACAAGATGGTAGAGTGGTCTTTGATTTTGACTTAGTGATGTTGCTTTATCTTTACCGCTATCAAAGCGGTTGTAAGCATCATCAAGCCCACCAAATGTAGTCACTGGGTAGACTTGTCCATCATACCCATTTGTTTCAGGCTGAGCGCTGCGAAGAAAAACCTTCATCGCACCTGTAGAGGCAGAAGTGAGATTGGCTTCAAACTCAACTGGGCCGGGTGTATCAACCGTTCCCATGCTAAGACGGAACTGACCTTCTTTCATGAGAATCACACCACCACAGTCAGGGACGACCCATGCCTCAATAGCCAAGCCATCGCCTAACAAATCAGCAACCATACCTCTTCCTGTTGCATGAGATACAATCGACGCTGAACTTCTACGGGTAATGTCGGTTTCTTTGTCGTAGTCTTCTCCTACCCTACTGAAGTTGCCCTGTGGGATAATGACGCTATCGCTCACGCCATCAAAGAACAAAGCGTGATTGGATTGAAGCATGATTGGCATATCGTCACCTCAAATAATTATGTCAATCGGAGCAAAGACCATTTGATATGTGTAGTGCTGTTCTCCAGCGTTGTAACCCACATCGAACTTTTGTATTGTGCCTTGAATACCAGTAGAGTCGTCAAGAGTGCTAAACTCTACGTTTGCTGACTTTTCGTTACCGTCTGAGATTTTTCCACCTGTTGTCTGAAATAACCCAGTCTTAATTAAAAAATTACGCACGCTGTATTTTTTACCACCTTTAGCCTGAATCATTGAGTTGTATGGTATCTGTAGACCAATGGGGTAGTCTCCGTTAAAAATTGTCTGAAGACCACCTGTGGCTGCCACAGCGCCAGCAGCGGCGAGTGCTACCCCTCCTGATGCTACAGCCACTGCTGTGCCGACGATTAAAGCGGCAGTGCCTCTATCTGTATTGTGTAAAATACCATACAAGTCTTGCACTTTATCTCCAGCCGATTTGTTATTGATGTCCGTAGCACTTGTGCCTCCGCTAAACGGTCTGTGATATGGAGCGTAGTCGCCTGAAGTGCGAAACAATACTGAATCATTGGAGGTCATCTTTCCTGTTGTGCCTTGCGTGAGCGTGAGTTTTGAACTACCAGCAGCGGGTGCAAATTCAGATGTCGATACAGAACCAGTGATTGTTGAATTAAGATGGCTACCGCCCAATGCTGTAATTATTGACTGGGCTATAACTGCTGGAGGGGTGAGTGTAGTGTGCGTGTAAATTTTTGTTCCTGAAGGGCCGGGGTCAGAATCGCTTGATGAAACATTCGTTACACCGGGATTAGAAAAATCACCACTACCCGCTATGAAAAAAATATCCAACACTGTTCCGTCTTGCTCTGTTAAGGTTAATTCAAGAAGATTATCGTAAAAAACTCGGTCTGCTACTTGAGTGAACTGCCCTACGGTATCAACTTGAGCCTGATTTACAGCAAAGTCAATGACAGATACAGCGGCTGTGGCGGCTGATGAGCGTCGGTTTACATCGTCATCGGTAAAGATACCTTCGATAACAATAGTAGAATTGACCATATTCAAGTCAATACCCATACGAGTTCCCCCGAAAAGAGGAATAGGCATACCACCTACTTTTCGCTCTACACTGAGAGCAATAGAAAGAGCCTGAAGTTCCATAGGAGGAAAAGGTGCTATGTCAGCGCCTAATCCAGCAAGCAAATCCATACCTAACCCACCGTCAAAGTGAAGGCGAATTGGTGTGCCATAGCCGTCGCTCATCTACCTGACCTCATTGTAGAGCCACCACTGGCACGAGCAATCTCTTGTTGGATAGCGTTGCTCATCTGTCTTGCAAACTCACGCTTGTCTGTTCTGTCCGTCATACCCGATGCATTGATGCTGATGTTGAAGGTATTACCTCCACCACCGCCACCGCCGTTAATTTCAACAGGAATAGAACGACCACCTGATAGCGGGACAATTGCCTCTGTGCCGTGAAGAGTTACAGGGTAACCACTGTTAGGCCCACTGGCTACACCACCCTCAGAGAAACCAAGAAAACCTCCAACCTTGCTTATTGCTCCTTTACCCGCATCAATTACTCCACCAGCATAGTCGGCCGCCTTTTGTATTCCGTCTAAAACTGGTTGTAACTTATCCATTACTGCTTCAATTGCACCTTGTATCAATTCAAAAACAGGAGATATGACGTTATCATAAGCCCAAGTAAATGCGTCACTAATAGCATCCCAAGCAAGTTTAAATGGCTTAAGAGCCATTTCAGCGGCAAATGAAATTGCATCAAAAACTGGCTTCAAGTATCTTTCGTAAGCCATCTTCATCCCTAACATGACTAAATCCCAGTTGTCGAGAATAAATTTGATACTGTCGATAAGTGGGCCGAACAGAGCCATTACAGGATTGACAATGTAAGAAGTCCATACATTCTTAGCAGCACCAAAGACTGCTGACCAAGCATCACCAACAGCGCTTAGACCAGCAAGAAGAGCGTCAATGAGGGGATTAACAACAATACCTATTGTGCCGTCCCACACTTTCTTCATACCATTCATGACTCCATCCCAGTCACCTTTGGCGATAGCCATACCAACTTGGAACAAATCAACAAACGGTTGAATGATAGGCATGATGACTGAATCCCATACGCCACCCATCGCATCCATAACGCCTTCCCAGTCTCCTTGTATCAGCGCCATACCAGCGTTGAACAAGCCAGTGAAAATGTCGATAAGCGGTTGAACTGTTACGTTCCAAGCAGCGCTTAGTAAATCAACTAACAGTTGCCATGCTATGCCTAAACCATCGAATGCTAAACCAAAACTTTCTGTTACCAGTGTCGATATGAGTGTGATGATAGGTTCAGCAACAGCGTAAAACGCATCCCAAATGGGCATAATGTTCTCATTCCAAAAATCTTTCACACTCTGAAACTTTTCTTTGACAAACGATACAAGCCCACCAAATAGCCCACTGACTACTGAAATTGCTCCACCAAAGATGCCACCAAGAGCACCAAAGATACCTGATACAGAAGCAGCACCAGTTGCCAGCCCACCAAGAGCGACAGTTAAGCCAGCCAGTGCTACCATCAGAAGTCCTCCCTATTGAGGAAGTCGTAGTCAAGAGATACTGTTTCTCGACCACCACTCTTTGCAGATTGATTGTTTCGCTTGTTGGTTTTTTCTTCTTCTCTACGAGCAACCATCGCCCATGTAAAGGACTGATAGAATTGCTGTGGAGTCATCTCTTGCACCTCTTTAATCGAAACTGAATAATGTTTTGCTACAATATAGGCTTGCATTTCAAGTGAGAGTTCTAAATCGGCAGGGGTTGTTATTGTGTTGCGACGAAGAAAATCTTCAATCACACGTTCCCGCCTTTCGTAAACCCCCCTGACATCATCTCACCAAGTTCGTTAGGACTCGGTAGAAGTGCCGAGATTTGTTCACCAATGTGGCCTTTGAGTTTCATCAAGTCATCGCTTGACATAACTGGATTGGTTCGCACGACCCAGTTTGTAAAAGCATACTTGTAATACCCTTCAAGATTGAGAGACATCTGACCGTCTTTACCGATGTTAAACATCTCTTGTGCGGCTTTCTGAATATCAAAGAAAGAGACATCACGCACCCAAACCTCCATGATGACGTTGGGGTCATCGGGGTCTACGCTAATCTCGTGCTTCTGTTCATCATGCCGTCTCATCAAGAGGTTCTTGTTCGCTACTATTGTTTTGGTCATTTGTCTCACCATTGGTCACAGCCGCTTCTTCAGCGGGGGTGTCCGACTCTACATCAGCAGCCGATTCTTCGGGGGCTTCAGTCTCAGTCGTGGACTCGGATATGCCTTCATCGTCACGCTTCAAGCGTAGAGCGATTTCAGCCTTTGTGCCGTAGACAGGTAGCCCACGGTCTTTGCATAGTGCCTGAAGTTCTTTGACGGTCATAGCGTCATACGTCAGTTCTGTTGGAAAATCTTCGCTGTCACCAATGTCTTCAGGAGCAGCCAAATCTGATGTTGCTTCATATACTGTTTCTGTTACCTCATCAGCGACCTCTTCCTCGACCACTGTAGGTAAAAGTGCGGTAACAGCATCTTCGATAAGCCCCAGTGTGCGCTTTTTACCAGCAGCAACTAAGTCACCTGAAACTACTCCTATCTGCTGACCATACCAACTGGCATATTCAGCGTGAGATAGTTTTCCGTATTTGTGTGCTCTTTCTGATGGTGTTGGCATGATAGTCACCTCAAGAATGTAGCATGGTGTCTCGTGAGACGACACGCAAAGCCTTTGGTTGAATCTTCAGGGCTGATTTGATAACGCCCTTGTCTTCAGGAACTGGGAGTGGTGCTTCTGTAATGTAGAAGTCATCCAATATGATGTCAAGTTGCTCACGAGGCGTGGCTGAACCGGGCTTTGTGAATGACAAACGAATAAGGTTACCATCTTGAGATGGGTGGTCTACAGCACGTCGAACCTTGTGATACATCACAGGGTCATCAACGATGATTTCACAGTCCATGCTATACTCGGTCTTACCCTCTACAGCAAGAGAAGCGTTACGAGAGCCACCAAACGGAACTTGGTCAGTAGCACTGTCGCTTGTAGCAGCACCGTTGATGGTGTAGAATTGCTGCACACCAGTGTTACCAGTGACGGTAAACGAAACGACTTGACCGATGTTTACTCCAGCAATAACAACTGTTCCATTGTAGAACATGAAAGGCTTCTGTGTGCCTACTTCGATACCAGCCTCTTTTCGTAGAACAGGCGTGCTTGCTGTTTCTTCAAACATACGATGCGTCTTGTATCGGTCACCTTTTGTTCCACTTGAATAATTGGCTACAGCACTGGTTTCAAGACGACCAGTATCTGTGTAGCAGTGGGCTGAATCAAAGTTTACGCTCAATCGTAGAGCAGCGTCAGTATCAGCAGTCATAGAGAAATCCTTGACCTTGCATCCCTTGAACACACGAGTGAGTTGTTTAGGGTCTGTTGCTCCGCCATCTGTAACGTCAGCGTCAGCGCCTTCGACATCACGACGACGAATGCTGACTTCCATAGCAAACGATGGTAAAGAGTCACGAGAGTAAAGCAATCGACTGATAGGATAGGTAAGAGCGCCTGTTGATGCACGATGAGGACTGCCTGTGTTGGTTGCTCCTCCGCCATCTCCGTCAAAGCGAATAATACGCACTTCGGCGGTTGCGGCGTGAGAGTAACCAAGACCGTCATCAAGGAAAATACTGTTACCAGTGATAGCGGCAATTCTACGAATCTCATTCTTTTGAGTGGTGTCAAAGAAATCATCACCCTCGATGTTCGCTGCTCCGAAAGCACTACCAGTTGCAGTCGTGCCTTCACGATGCGTTACAATGTCCTCTACATTTGTGTCAATGATAAGAATGTAATCACCAGCAGCGGCAGACGAAGCACCAGCGCCACCATTTGCGGCACTGGTAAACTCAAGTGCTCCGCTTACCGTAATGAGCGATTGACCCTTTTCAACAGCAGCGCCCAGTGTGCGAGTATTGGACATAAGTGCATCGTACAGAGTGTCAGCAGCACCATTCGCTCTGAATGACACAGACTCCATACCCAAGCAGTAATACAACCATCGTGGATTGTGTAGATTGACTTCAAATGACCCGCCTTCATTCAAGAAACGACCCGGCACTTGTATGGCCGTGTCACGACCAAGACCAACAATGTGGTATCGCTTGAGGTCTACCTTTGTTTCAGGTAGCGTTACAGCGGCAGCAAGGCCGAGGAACTGGTCAGTAAGCACACGCTCACTGCTGGAGGCCGCTGTGATGTCCCATCCAGTCATGTTTGCATCAAAAGTTGGTGCGCCAAAAGAGTTGATGATGAGCACATCGTTTGTGCTTGAACTAACGATTCCTGTTTTCAAAGCAGGGGTAACAGTTAGTTGAGTTCCGTTGGAACTGTGGTTTTTGTGCTCCAAAATAGTGTAAGTGCGACCAGTATTATGAGAATCATCGGCTGTAAAGTTTGTAATACCGACAATTGAAATCTTGCACCCAACAAGCATACCGACTGGGTATCGCAAAAGTCCCGCTTGACAAGGCAACGTCGAAGCACCGCCTTCAAACCCAATGACACTGGTGTTTGCGTTGCTATCTGTAGACACATGCTTGAATAAAAATGACCCAGCAAAGTTATGTTTTAATTCCAACGCTGTCTCGTGACCGAATGAAACTTCGGTTAAATCTCCTTTGTATACTGTCGATGGCATGGCGGCTCAACTCAAGGCACTAACTCCGCAAAGATAACTACTTCTATCTGAAAGGTCATTCGGAATAAGACTTTCGACCTATCAGATAAGTCGGTTCGGGTCTTGTAAACCATGCGGTCAAAGTTTACACCGTCCCCTTTTCTTACTGCGTGAATCAATCTTCGTATCTCGTTTTCCATCAATTGTAGATGCTTACGCCCCTTTGCTGTGCGAGCATCAACAGTAATGTTGAGACGAGTGGTGACAAAATCATAGAGCAGTTCAGGTGCTTCTTCGTTGTGTGCGGTTTCGTAGCACAGAATATAATCGTGACGTGACAGGTCAATCCTCTTACCACGCTCAGCACCGAGCGTAGCAATATCGGCTATGATTGGCTTGATGTTACCAGTGTTAGCACGATTCCAGTCATTCAGTGTATTGATGACCATATCAAGAGATTCAGTAAACGTCGCAACCATGTTATCACTCCGCCTTTTCCTTCATGTATGCTGCTTTGTTAGGCAACAACATACCGCTTTTGAATACCAACTTTCGCTCAATCAACATCGGTGACTCACGAAGCATACGCTTGTCAGCCCTTTCTAAAGCAGCATCAACCTCGTTTTGAGGCGCTGGCTGGCTACCTTTCTTGTAGCCTTCATCGGTTTTTCTGATACTGCTCATGCCTAATTCTTGAGCCTCTACCTTCTCTCTGTATACTTGAGGTCGTTGAGTGATGAGAGCACGCAACTCTTCCTGATACTTTGCATCGGACATCTCCTCCGTTAGCAAATCCAAAAACTCTTTTTGCTCCCTCGACATGTTATCACTCAAATACGATAATCTCAACGTAACGTGCCAAGATACTGTCTACTTCAGCCCGTAGCAACTGAATCTTTGCAGTCAAATCGACGTTCTGAGTGCCTTCAGGAATCAAGACACTTCGGTCATCTGACATCAGAACGTCAATGGCTACCATCTTTGTAGCAGCCTCTTCAATGGCTTTCTCCAAATATCGTTCACCATAGATGTAAGAACACTTGATAGCATTCCATTCAAAGAAAGGATAGGAGTTGTTGAAGTAGATAATACCCATCTCGTAGTCAGCCCACCAGTCTCTGAGACGAGCATTGTCTCCACTGCTTGAACCGCCTTGCAAATCAATGCTAAAGGTGTGTTGCGTCAGAGTAGCACCACCTGTTATGTCATGAAAGTTTCCTACGACGTTATGCACATGAGTAAACGTAGTGTCTGTCTTTCCTCCGTAACGAAATACTATAGTCCCGTCAGTAACTACACCTGCGTGAGTAAACCCATCTGTAGATGCTACTGTTACCGTTGTCGAAAACCAACTTGTAAACGTGGTTGTGTGTGTTGAAACTTGTTTTAATTCAATACTGCTATCAGTGGTAACAATAGAGCATGTCTCACCACCTTTACCAGCACGCATACTGGTAACTTTGACAATACCAGTTCCATAATCAGCGTTTGCTGTAGCAAGGAACTCGTTATCGACATTGATGTTGCTTGAAGAACCCTCCAGTTGATATGCTGGTGCAAATTCAACCGCTGTTTTGCTTACTCTGTCTTCTTTGTTGATGAGGTCAGCAAGGTTTTGTGCGCTGGTAGCAGGGTCAAAGTCAGCACGCCATTGAGTGCTACTTGTTCCAATCTCCAGTTCAGCAGCAGAGCCATTACCTGATGATACTACAATAGCACCTGATAGCGCTCTTACGTCATCAGGGATGTGAATACGAGCCTCAGCGCTGCATATCTCTCGATAATCGTCACCCTGCCATAGTTCAAGACGAAGAATTTGTTGGACGTTTCTAAACAAGAGTGGTGCAGTCCCAACATAATCTGTATAGTATCGTCGTCGGTATGGCTTGTATGTGTCAAAGTTAATGTATTCAGCACTTACGAGATAGGGTCGCCAAGCGTTGTGTGTAAGGTTGTCAATCTTGTCCTGTGCTTCTTTGATACGAGCCTCTACAACTGACTTCTTCATACCACGAGTTTTACCGTTGGTAAACGATGCTGTGTTTTGAACATAGGTGTTGTCAGCCGCTTGATAATCAGAGGCAGTGATTGTGTCGGAGAAGTTGAGTTGAACACCACTTGCGCTTGTGTCTATTGTTGTAATGACTCTCTCAATACCAAGTGGGTCAGCATCTGAGTAGATAAGAATGGTATCGCCCTTCTCAAAGCCAATGGTTCTGTAGTCAGCACCAGTAACAAAAACGGCAGTAGTAGTGCTGTCAGCGCTGACTAAAACGGCTTCCTGTGGGCCTATTGAAAGAAAATCAGCGACCTTCTGTGCAGTAGTATAGACAATAGCCGAAGGGTCAAGTGGTCGTGTTTCAGCCTCACCGGGATTAAATACTATTGGCATTTTTTATCCCCCGTTACAAAGCACTTCTTGGTTTTCTCTTCAGCGTCATCGACTTCTTTCGACTTAGCATCAAACCATTCATCAAGGAGTTTACAACGGGTCATGCTCTTGCCTCCTCATCAATGGAAGCAAGATTGTATTCCATAGGCTTGTTACAAGCACCACATGTTTCTCGCCATAGGAAGTGAAGCATACCACAGTGTTGGCATCGAGTGCCTGAACCAATGTTGAGAACGTCGCTGGCCTCAAGGTTACGCTTACGTTGTTGCGAAGTAATGCCCCTCAGTGGGTTTTCTTCGTCAATGACCTTACCAAGAAGTGTCTGAGCGTCAGAACGAATGCCTTGCTTCTGTAAACGCTCGATGTCTGAAAGGTCAATCTCTTGTTCCTTCAACGACATACATACTCCTCACGCTCAACTGGTAGTGACAAATATGTAAATGTTACCAAGAACAAGATGAGGGTCACATGATACACAGGTGTTAGAAGCAATAGCATCGCTAATTGCTGTCTCTATTGCAGTCTTTTGTGTATCATCTTGCAAATCCTTTGGCGGAAAAGGCCCAAGAATTGATACTGTTTTCGCCATTTGCCGTCACCTCAAGAGCGACGACCAATTGCCAAGAATGTTCCAGCAGCAGTGTTACCTGCTGCTCCACTTGCTTTATTGATGGTGATTGTAGTATCTGAAAAAGTTGCTACATCTCCCAAAGATACACCTACGAGTGTATCGTTGTTATCGCCGTCGTCAGTAATCGAGACATTGGTAAGTGAAACAGTTGCGGGGTTTACAATAACAGCATCAATAGTAGCCATGAGGCTTGAAAGGTTAATTGATACTGCTGCTGCTGCTGTGTAACTGCCTGTTACAATTATTCGGTCACCAAAGTAGGTTGGTCGTGGGTCAATAGTTACTGCCATATTTATTCATCTCCTGTTGTTTCTTCTTCGGCACTCTCTTCAATCAGTGCCTCTGTCTCTTGAACACCATCAGGACTCATAACAGTCTCAACGAGTTCAAGTAGAGTAGTTTTTGTTGCATAGCCCTTTGGCTTGATGTCATACTTAGCGAGCCATTCTACGATGTCGCCACGCTTCCAACCAGCATCAGGGATGTCGTCGTTTCCTTCATCAACTGATTCATAGCCTTCGATAATGAAATCATCGCTAAGACGATGACCCCACTTGTCAAGCCATGCTGTCGTGACTTCAAGGGGAACGCCCTTTTTGAAATCAGGATAGTTGCCGTCAATGTTCCTTGTAGACCAAGAACGACCCATGTAGGTTACCGTAGGCAAGTTACCTCACCTCAAGAGTAAAACACGAGTAATTGTCCACTGGTCACTGCGCCTGTTGCTTCAAAGGTAACGGTGTTACCGCTAAAGGAAAGTCCAGCGGTTTGACCGTTGTTTGCTGTGAAGGTTGTAAGGAATGCACCTGTGATTGCACTAATGCCTCCACCAAGTTCCACTGTGTTGGAATCAGCGATATTTGCACAAGTGATAATTGCCATCTTTGGTGCTGGTGTGTAACCGTTTGCTGCATCTCCTGAAGTGGTGTCATCACCGTTTAGAGGTGCAAACGAGTCAATGTTACCGGGGTAAGTTCCGCCACGAGCCAAGTAATCAGTCGTGTCGTGCGACCCTGCTCGTAGTTCCCATGCCCCTGTAACTGCTGCTGTTAGTGTGCCACCTGCTGCTGTTGCTGTTAATTGTTCTGCCATTTTTCATCATCTCCATATTTTTGTGTTTTGTGTCCTCACTTCAAGTCACGAATGCTTGCTTGTGCTCCAAAGAAAGTTGTCCAAATCTCACCCATTGTTCGGTAAAGTCCTTCTTGACCGAGGCGGTTGATTGCGAATGGGTCACCAGTTTCGATACCTGACTCAAAGTATTGAGTAGGGATTGCTGTGCTGAAATACATGTAGTCAGTGTCCAAGAGATACATACGGCTTAGTCCGTCTGTCTTTACAACGTCCTTAGAAGGAATGATTGGGACACCGTTGTAAGTTGCAACAATGAAACCTGCTTCGATACCCGGAACACCCTTTACACCGTTGTAGGTAGGGGTAACACGCTTCTCTTCCATGAAACGCTGTTGCGCTTGGAGGAGTTGTTGTAGACGCATCAAAGTGTCATATCCAGTTAGGATGACCTTCGGGTTACCACCACGTTCCCAAACTTGTTGGAATGTGGTGTCGAGGTGGTCGAGTGAAAGAACACGCTTGTTACCAGCAGTAGTATCAGTAGCGCAGTTTACCTCAGCACTTGACCACGAATTGGTTCGGCGGTCAATGCTGTAGATGTCAAGGTCACCGTCGTCAGCGTGGTTGTCACCTGATGTGGTTTTCAAAGTCGTTGCTGAACCAGCACCGTTGCTTGCTTCAGCAGCAGTGATACGGTCAAGAGACTCAAAGTTGTTACCTGCTGTTGTAGAACAGTCAGTCAAGAGCATCTTGTTTACCATCTCAGCGTGGTGCTTACCCATTTCTTCTTTGAGAACTGAGCGCATGTCACCGAGTCCGTCATCCTTGTCAGCAAGGAAGACAGCGACTTCGCTTACATCGAATGAGTGAGCAATAGTCTTTGGCTTTGCAGCAACGTGCTGGAAGACTGGCTTAACAGTCTCAGGTAGTGTGCCGTTCTCAGCGATACCGCCGTGAACTGTGCCTGAGTTTGGCTTGTCGGTGATGACTCGCCATCCACTTCGCTCCCACGGTTTCTTTGGTAGAATCGAGAATGCGTTAAATTCTTGGTTGAGTTGTGACCAAACCTTGCGACCATAGATTGCTTGGTATGTTCCAGCGGTGGTGCTTAGCATTGGTGAGTCGGCTTTGAGAAGTTCGCTACCAGTGTATGTGTAACCCATTGAGTTACCTGCTCCGTAGTAGTATCGCTCCATATCTGTTACTGTCCTTACATAGTTTCGTGCCATATTGTTCATCTCCTATTTTTGTTGTTATTGTATGAGTCCTCACTCACTGCGGTATAGTCCTCCAGCGAGTTGGTGAACTTCGTCCCAACTCATGTTTGCCAAGTCTTGTGTGCTTGGCACTTCAACGGTTGGGGTGGCTGACTTAGCGATTGTTTCGCCAACGCCACTGGAAAGAGTGTCGATTCGCTCATTGAGTGCTCCAAGAGCCTTCATGACCTCACCAAGAGGCCCACGAGCGTCGAAGTCTGCTGCTTGAGCCTTTGCGATTTCAGCAGCGGATTCTTGGGCGTAGCGACCTTCAAAGTTTTGTTCAAGGGACTTGCGGAACTCTTCTTCTTGCTTTGCAGCCTTGAAGATTCCGTATGCCTCTTCGATTCGATGAGCGTCGATGTCATGACCAGTAATGAAGTCAGACTTTTCGATGCTTCCACCACCGCTTAGTCCAGCACGCTGGATAGCGTTGGTAGATGGGTTGCCTCCTTCTTGAGCACGACCCTTGACTTGTCCAGCAAAGTAATCAGCACCATCGCCAATTGCTTCAGGGGTAGAGCCGAGGTTTGCTTTTGCTACTGTATCAAAGTGAGCACGAGCAGCGCCAGTGTCTACTCCAGCGGATTTGAGAGTGTTTTCCATCCAGTCGAGATATTCAGAAGTAATAACGTCAGAGAACTCAGACTTCATCTTGTCGTCTTTCTTCTCATCTTTCTTGTCTTCTTTGTCTTCCATGTAGTTACCCTTCTTTTCCATGTCCTTGTCGTCGTCGTCAGATTCTTCTTTCTTTTTCTTCTGAGCGTCTTTCAAGGCTTGAGGTAGTTCTCCTTTCTCCATAGAGTCAAGTCGTCCCTCAAGTCGGGTCAATACATCGTTCATTTGTTCCATTACATCGTCGGTCATTTTGTTCACCTTGTTTTTGTCTTCCTTTAGTATGTTGAATGTGGCTTCGGGGTTAATTCCTTTTTCGCATATTGTGATTTCGTGTAATTCCAGTTTTGATATTTCTTGATATGAGCCGTGGGATTTGTCGCTTTTGTTTACTCGCTTGAATGCTTGTCCTCCGATGCTGAATCCTGTTAGGTTTCCTTTTCGGATTTCACTTGCTACTTCTCGTGCCTTCTCGATGTCGTTTCTTAATTTTACTACAACAAACATTCCAGCATCGTCTACTTCGCTTTTCCACAACCTCCCTTGATTATCTGTATAATTTGAAATTACTTCTCCTACTTGTATATTTGAATGTGCTAATTGGACGTTTCGATACTTTGGGTCTGACATGAATTTTTTGAAAGCGTCTTTCAATGCAGCCCTTGTAATTAAATCTCCTTGCTTGTCTACGAGTTCAACTGAAGCATACCCTGCCACAATGAGGTCATTGACCCCTTTGAGGAGTTCGATACCATTTCTCCGTTGAGTTCGCAACACACTATCTACTCCTGTGTTTGTTCACCTACATAAATAAAGCGGCATCACTCTTCTTCATCCTCATCGTCTAAATCGCTGTGCTGCTTGCGTTTTTTTCGCTCTAAGCGTTTGTTACGCACATGCTCGTATTCTTTTTCCGAATCCTCTGTCGGGCGCTCAATCATGTCCCAGTCGGGGACACTTTCTTCGCTGGTCAGACTGGTTGGCCCTCGTGGTGATTCAATGGCACTACCAACATCAATTCCTAAACCACCTCTACTCGCACCACCAGTCATCTTCTCTTTTTGTAGACTATCAAGCCGTTCTGTCAAATCAGCGATACGAGTTATTGTCTTGAGCATTGTTTTCATACTGGGCTTCATGATGTTCATTTCATCATCGGCATCAATGATACCAGCCGATTGTTTTTCGCTGTGCCTTCTGTCTTTTTCAGAATGCATGGAGTGATATGTCTTGTCAGGAATAATCTCTTCAACCACAGTATCATCCTTCTTATCGACTCCTTTGAGCATCAACGACACAGCCTGATTCCATAGCGGTCTAACGCTTTCAGCCAGTTGAAGCGTGTAGTCAGACTGGCTCAACTCACCCATAACAGAGTGTGGTGAGTGCGCCCAATTCCCAGTATGACTGGATTCTGCCTTGTAAACAACTTCGTCTAAGCCATCAAAAACAATGGATATTCTGTCATCTTTGAGAGTAATATCGTATGGAACTGGAATAACTGGGTGAGATTTTGCCAGTAGAGATAGCGTCTCAAGACTCGCTGGACTTTCAGCATCAGCCTCTCCTACTATCTTTGAAGAGGTTACATCGTAGATTGTTTTGCCGTTTCGATTCCGCTTTTTAACACCCGATACAGATATGGAAACCGTATCACCTTCTTTGAATGGCTTGGGACTTTTGATAGTCCCAACATCGAGATACTGCTTACCATCATAATCAACACCTCGATTACCAAAGCCTTCTGAGTCGAGTGGCCCTGCTCCTAAACGATAGGTGTATGGCCCTTTACCTCGTGCATCCAAGATAATGAAACTGACATTCTTGTTCTTACGAAGCAAGAACCACTTTGGATGTCTACGCTCTCCTCGCATGTAAGTTGAGTTACCATCACGGAGCAGCAGTTGTTTGTGTTCTTCCTGTAGACTTTCTACTGTGGCTTGAAGCCCACCATCTTCTGTAATGCGAGTATCATAAGGGCCGGGAACTAAGACGTTATCGTGACTGTCGAACTGACCCCTTAGAATTTTGAGTCGCTCTCTTACTGTCATATCTGACACATTTGTGTCATCGTAGTCAAGCAGGTCAATGATGTGGATGTTGTCTTTCATTTGCACTGCGTCGATAATGTAGTTCTTCTCAGTCAGTTTTTTGAGACTTGCTTTGTTTTCTTCGCTTATTGGCACTGCGTTGTTGTCACCGTCGTAAGCAGTAAAGCGATTCCCCTTTCGCATGATTATCATACGCTCACCATCGTAGAATGCTGAGACAACCCAATCACCGCTGAATCCTCGTAGTGCTTCAAAATCTTTGAGACTGAAGATACGATGCATCGGTAGAATAGGAGGAGGACGAGCCTTGTCTTCTTTCAATAAAGCATCAGGATTCATCAGCACCATCAGTGTTTCAGATGGGTCGCTTGTCGAGATGTTCATAGCGTCAATGTTTGGAGGTAGACCAGTGATGTCAGGACGATTCATGTTGGTAGTGGCGACAGGAACTTGATAGCCTGATGACAATACTTGTTGAACTGCATCTTGACCATGAACAGCAGTCATTAACTCTTCAGGAATGCTGTGCAAATACTCAGGCTCTGTGTTTGTGCCTACCATAATGGTTTTGTTACCGGGGAACTCAGCACCAACAGATGGATGCAATTGTGCGTAACCGCTGTCCATTGTGCCTGACACAAACATATCTTGGACACTAACGCCTCGACCACCCACAGCGGGGTGAATTGGGAACATACCAAAGTTTGCCTCTTTGACTTTCGTAGAGGGTGCTACTACCTTCTCCATCGTCTTTGCTTTTGTTGGGTCGAATACAATAAGGTCGTGAACTCTACTCTTGGCTTCGTTTAGACCACCAGCGAAACCCTTCAAACTTCCAGTAGCCATAAACCCCTTCTTTCCTCTTTTGTATCTTTCATCGGCAAAATCAGTTAATTGCACACGAGATAAGCCATGAGTTTGATATGAATTTTGTTGTCTTGGATTGAATAATTGTTCCATAAATTCAAGATGACCACCATATTCTTTTCTGAATTTTTGTGCAAACTGCTTATTTTCGATATTATGTTTAGTCCCATCTTCTTTTGCTGGCGTGCGTGTTCTTTTGTGGTTATTGAACATGGCATCTATAGTCCCATGATGGTCGTCAGTGGTAAACATGTCATTTGTTTCCTCACCAGCAAAACTAACACCTGAGCCTAACAAATCACCATGTCGTAGAACTTTGACAGGCGCATCCATACCCTCAAGCAATCTTGTAATCATGTGATTGTGAGCATCATCGTTTGGTAAATTAAGAAGAGAGCGAACTTTTTCAGGAGAGTGTGTAGGTAGAATTTCTTTACCAGCAGCGCCCAAAACGCTTGCTATAGTGTGATGAGGCGATACAACATCTTCACCTTGAGAAAGCAATTCACTGGCGCTTTTTTGCTCTTTCATGGTTTCACCATAGCCATGTGTTTCTAAGCCATGCGTCTCATGAGGTAATCGCAACAAAGCAAGGTTAGCATCCTTGAACAAACGAGAAGTATTCGCTATAAACTTGTCAGGGAACTCAGGGTTGAAAGCATCAGGGTCGGCTTTTTCATATTCAGGTTTTATTTTCTGAGCCATAGCCAAAATAGCATTTAGGTCGGTTTCGTCTTTTATTTCTGAATGATTTGATACATGTTCAAACTGATTAACAAAATCAGGCTGGGCCAGTGCGTGGATGTCATCAATTTCAGCCTCTATTTCATGCAGTCGTGCGTTGGCTTGTGCGTATTCATCGCTACCCTGTTCCATACCTTCTATAGCGATGCTAATATCATCATACTCATCATCCAATTCTTGAACAGTATTTCGTTGTGATTCAGTTAGCATTCCTCTTACATCATCTTTCTTTGTCTTATGTCCTTGATGAATACGGAACAGTTCTTTGCTATTTTCATTATGACTCAGCCTTGCATTAGCAGGTAAATTGCTTCGGCTAAGACGACGATTCTTCTTCATAGGCTCGTGTGGAGGATGAAGACGACCACCCATTGTTGCGTTACGATGGGATTTTACTGAGTTTACATGCGATTGTGTGAGTTGCATACCCATACCACCTATGGCGTTGATTGGATTTGAGGTAAAGTGGTTTGAACCATCTTGATGGACATTCCAAGCAGGGCCGTTGTAGGCAATCTGTCTTTCGTTTTTGGTCATGTAACGAATTGCATTTGCGTATTCTCCGTTCAAAGAAGATGCTTGTCGAAAGGGCATGTTCTTGTTGTTTCTTGGTTTACGATGAATATGATTTGAAGAATCCCACAGAGAAGAGATACCATGTCCTCCAATGTGTTCTTTTATGAGTTTTGAATACAGAGAAGGAACGTATCGACCCCAAAGCCCTATTGTTTTTGGATTAGGAAGAAACTCATTACCCTCAACTTTACCGATGACGGAAAAACCCTGAGCGTCTTTTGGTAAGGAGTCATGTATCATCTCCAAATAATGCAAGACGTTTCTACCCATACCACCTTGATGATGAAACTCATCAGCAAAGTGAGCACCAAGCCCAATGATGTTACCCATATTGTCTGTGAGGTAATGTTCTCTTTCATCTACTGGAATATCAGTGATGTCGTAACCGTTTGAGCCTCCATGATGAAACCAATCATGATTACGAACTGGCTTCTGTTCCTTGTTTTCCTTAGCCAACTCTTTTGCTCTATCTATGATTTGCTTGATTTTAGTCTGAGAAACAAGTGGCCCTTCATACCCAAGTAGTAGAGGGTGTGAGTCCATTTCAGTCATGTCTTCATTGTAACCCATAAGAGCCAGCATTGTTTTTACATCTACAAAATTTTGCTCTTTTTCATCAAGCACCTTCAACTCTTGAAGAATACCCTCACCATGATGAACTGGGTGTGCCTTTGCACCTTCGTGGATTTTTGCACCTTGTCGCATCGCTCTAACTGGTAGTTGGTTGATGAAATCTTCATCTTCATCAGGTGGTTTTTCAAATGCACCAACATCAAGAGCATCCTTGTGCTCAGTAAGAAGTTCATTGTATTCAGCAAGAAGGTTGTCATAAACAGATGTTGTAGACTCGTTATCGCTATCAAAAGGGATGTCTTGCATCGCCTGTATCAAGGATTGATTAACGAATCTCTGTTCTCCGTTTGGAATGTCATCAATTGTTTCGTAGTGTCTCCTAACATTCGCACCATGAATGTGCTGTGGTCGCATGTAGTGGTCAAACTCACCAGTAAATCGCTGAGCGAGGTTTCGTTTGATACGCCCAGCGCTAATGTTCACACCACCGCCCAAGTCAATGTTTTGAACATCGTGAGCATCTGTGCCTTTTTCGTGGATGTGGTCGATAACTTTCTGTCTTTCAAGCGGAGATAAAAATTCCAAACCGTAGAGATAGCCCTCATACCCAAGTGCTTCTCTAAGCGGTTTTGCCTCAAGGTCAGCCTCGCTCGCACCGCTGTAAAGATGGTCTTGAATCTCTTGTTCTGTCATACCCTCCTTTGGGTCATACATCTCACTGTGATACTGGTCGCCTTCCCATCTGTCAGCAGCATCTTCAAAGTGCATCAATTGTAGAGCGTGCTCGTGCTCAGCGGGTATGGGGTATTTGTCCATCATTTCATTGACGGCTGCTGGGTTTTCTTTTTTCCATCGTTCAAAGTCTCGGAGATAAAAGTCGTAAGCATAGTTGTCTTTCAAAGGCCCAAGATGATTGTAGTGCTTAACATCCTTACCTATTGCGTTATCGAACTTTGTCTTACCAATTACCGACAAGTTGTTTTGCTTTTGCTCATAACTTTCTTTGCCTTTTTCGGCTTCCTTGTATAGTTTAGCCAAACTATCACCACTCGGCTCAGATGCTAAGTAGAAGCGTCGTAACTTTTCTGTCATTTTTGACCTACCAGTTATGGCGTGCTTCTGACGTAGAGGATGATGGTTTTTATGATGAGGATGCGACTCAGGATAATGTTGCCCCTGAGCGAACTCAGCATGAGGGAACGAAGAGGCCAAATCAAACAAGGGGCGCTCTCTCATACGTCCTTGCCACGGATGATTACCAATTCGCATCTCTGCGCCTCGTTCAAAACTGAACACACCCTTTTGTTTCTTATCGAATCGGTGTCGCTTTTTCTTGGCTTGCTTGAGCAACGAATCACAGATTTCATCCATAGGTGTCGCATCAATATGAATGCCATGATTTTCTAAATTCATCTTAGCAAAGTGAAAGTCTCCAACAGCATTAGGGATGTTGATACCATCTATGATTGACTTGAGAAGTTCGTTACGACTTCTGTAATACCAATCGGATGGCGTTTCAATCAATCAAAAACCCCCTCAATAGGGGCTGTTGCTGAGAACCCCGTTGTTGTCAAGACGACTTACTCCGCCACCTTCGTGTGGGTTCAACATAGAGGCCAACTTGTCAAGACTGACTTGCACTGATGTAGCGCCTTTGTTGGCAACGTCTTCAGCGTTGTATGGATATTGATTGGTTGTGTAGTAAGCGTTTCTTGTCTGACCACCAGTTTCAGACATAAACATGACACCCATTGGAGAGGAGTCATACGATGTAGTAAAGCCGGGTTGAGAGCCTTCAGCAACTGCTTTTTCAACTTGCACTCTTGGGCTTTTATCACTCAAAGGCATTTGCTCGTTGCTTCGGAAGCCGGGTCGCTTGATTGCAACACCACGCCTTTCACCACGCTTTTGCTGTCGAGGTGGGCCTTCGTTCATTCTGAAATCACTTTCACCAGTATCTTCTCGCATAGGCATTTCACCCATTGGAGACATGTCAGGATTATTAGGGAAACTTCGTGGTTGTCGTGGTTCGGGGGCTTCACCCATGTTTCTCTTTTGAGCGTCAGCAATTGTGAATGTGTTGGCTTTTGTCTTCATGTCCTTTGCGCCTTTTCCGTCAGCAGCAAACTTTGGCACTTTCTTACCATCGTGCTCGACCATTTCAATACCCTTTTCCATAGCATTACAACTGCCTTTACAAGTTCCCATCTTGGTCATTTTCTTACCACACTCAGGACAATCCTTACAATCGCACTTACCAGCAGGGCAATCACATTTTGCCTTTTCAAGAGTTTCAATACGCTCAATCATAAATTGGGCTTTGTTCATTAGGTCAAATGCTTGTCGGCTCATTGGGGATGCAATTGGCTTCATTGTGTCACCTCGGTTGATTTTGCTTGTTCGGCCATTTCATGAATTTCCTCCCAAGACATCAAGTGAATCTCGTTGTTTGTGTATTCGCTCTGACTCTTTAGCAAAGCAGAGTCATCAGACGTTCCTACACCGATGTCTCCTCTGAATGCGTCAGTAGCGACATCTTGGCTTAGCGGTGTCATGGTGGCTACAAACCCTGCTTTTCTTAGCATTGAAATAGGGTCGCTCAAAGCCTGTTTGAGTTGTATGTTTTCTGTTTTCAAAACCTGAAGGTCGCTATCCATGTTTTCCATTTTTGTAATCAGAGCATTCATCAAACGCTCAGCAGTGGATTCTTCGGACATTTAATCACCTTCATTGAACGTAACGACCAAACGTGCCAGTGTGCTTTGTGAACCCACGACCTACTCGACCTGAGATAATTGTGCCGGGTAGCACGTCGCTTCGTTGAACAGAGTTGAGGCGCTCTCCAGTTTCGTTCATCTTCATCAAAGTCGATTCGCCGGGTGCGACAACTGCAACTGCGTTTTCCGCTTTCTTGATAGCCGAATGAATATCATCGTTCAAATATCCAGCAAACTTTAGAATTTCATTGAGATGCTGTTGTGCGGCAAACGGGTCACTGCTCTCCAATGCTTTGTTAAAAGCATCTGTGTGAACAGTTAGTTTTCGTGCCATAGGATTCATTTTGATTAAGTCCATAATCTCGCCTCTACTGTAATCGTAGTGATACCACCCTAAATAGTGTTACTGTCCTCTCAACCTTCTACTGTTCTGTAATCTCGATGCATTTTGCTGAGGGAGGGTTGGTTGCAAACCTCGTTGTTGAACACTGGTTACAGGAGCACCAGCGCCGGGGCTACCCCTTTGCTGAGGTCTTGCTGGTGAGCGTGGAGTTCGTATTCCCATGCCTTCACCACCGGGCTGAGATGGAGGCATCATCTGAGGAGGCATTCGACCACCTTGCATCATCTGAGGAGGCATACCGCCTTGCATTGGTGGCATGCCTTGTCTTGGTGGCATACCTCCGCCCGGCGGCATACCTCCACCGCCCGGTGGCATTCCACCTGCTGGTGGTTGAGCGCCTTGTTGCTCCTCTTGCTTTCGATAAATGAAGCGAATGTCACGTTCACCCTCTTCCATCAGTTCAGGTTTGTAACCAAGCATAGCCATACGCTGAGCAAGATTAACTTCCATCTCGTCACGGCGCAGTCTTGTGATTTCATCTTCTTCTTCGTTTGGATAAAGTGTGAGTTTCCAATCTGTGACATCCAACTCTTTGAGCATACGAGGGAACAGAACTTCAGTATACACCTTCTGTCCATACTCCACTGCTCGGTTTGTTACAAGAATCTGTAGACCTTCGTTGTTTAAACCACCAGCCTTACCGTTGTCAATCATAAAGATAGAAGAGACACCATAGAAAGCAGCGATGCGGTTTCGTATTTCATCACGCACAGCGATGTATTGCATCTCTTCAAGTGTGTCCATGAACTTAATCCAATTGACACCACCACGACCCGATGCTGACTCAATACCAACTTTCGGAATGTAGTGAGGGTCACGCTCCATCTTTTCATCAACACCCTTCCAAAACGATTTCATTGATTCAAGGTTGTCAGTGGTGACACTCACAATACCTTTTGGGATTCTACGCTTCTGATAGGCTGTGTAGATGTAATTGTCCATAGCGGTCAGCGTCATGGCCTGTCGCCAAAGTGTATTGACAGGAGCACGACCATACAATTTACCGGGATTATATTTTGAAAGGTGAAGCACCTCGCCTTTCATGAAGTATTGATTCTTACCTGAACCTGCCATATTGACATAGTGAGCATCGACCAAACGAGAGCCACAGACTTGGCACTTTGGCTCTTGACCGGGATAAGCAACTTGGTCACGATGAATACGACAAATTTTGTATCGACCACCACGGACACCACGTTTATCAGCGATAATTCTCATGAAGATAGGGTCACCACGAATCAATTCTTTGATTCTGTAAAACTGCACTTCTCCAGTTTTTTCATCGACGTAATACTCCTTAATCATCAGAAGAAACGCATCGTCCACAATGTTGAGGTCACGTTCAATTTCACTAAGAACTTGCATGAAACTTTGTTCCATAGAGTTCTCTTGTTGCAACAACCATTTACCGTATACGACTTGTTCAGGGTCAGGGTCACGAACCTCCCCACCACAGGATGTGCATTCAGTAACCTCGTGTTGATACTCTTCTTCACATTCAACGCACTTCTTACGAAACTTCTTTTCCCAAAAGTAACCTCTACGGAATATCTCCTGACCGAGTTTTGTGATGACAGTTCTGAGAATAAGATTCTCATTTGAAACAGCATACAGCGCTGGTAAAGTAATACCTTGCGCTAAGACTGGCTCTTGTATACCAGTGGTATACAATGGCATTTGAGGTTGAGGTGTTGTTCTCCTTCTGAAAGGACTGGCTAACGTGCTAAGGAATCGACCAACAATACCTTTCTCTTCATCAGCCATCATAGTCCCTCCCTGTATTTACCGATTGTATCTGCGTCAATTCCCCAACCATCTAACAAAGCACGAGATTTTTTTCTGTCATCTTTCCAGTTTTCATAGCGCACCAAGCGTTTGAGTTCTTCTTTACGAGTCTTGTCTTTCTCGTCAAGATAAGCCAAAACAGCCTTTGCTTGAGTAGACTTCATCTTAAGATGAGGGGACACCCCATCAAGTAACTTTCGTAAATCAGCCTTTGAGTAGAATTGTAAACGATGTTGGCTTCTCTGAGAATCTTTGTAGACTTTGTTATCAACAGAGAGAACACCGCATTCTAATGTCTTGAACAAATCTTCACAATGCACTTTACCTCTATCACCAGTTGCTATCATACCAGCACGAGGTTCACCACGCTCTGTGATTGTAATGTAGCCATCAGCATCAATAAAACCAGCGCTATACGACCACACATCTTTCATTACCAAACCGTCACTGGCGATGATAACATATTCACCACGACGAGGTGCTTTGACAATATCGTAATCTTCACCATACATGTTCATGAGTGTTGTGAGTTTTCTGTCTGTTTGTGCTTTCTTTAACATACCAGCATCAGAAAAATTACTGCGTATGGTTGTGACCTTCATTGGCCCTTTTTCCATCAGTTCTTTTGCGGCAAACTGTAGAAAATCTTGTTCGGCTTTCTTCAGTTTGTCCGTTGGTTGTAATGTAGAAGACCACATTTTACGAGCCTCGCTTCTGTCTCGCATAGCACCAGCCCAAGCCTGTTGCTCTTCAACTCCCCAAACATCTTCATGCTCATCCAACATTTTGAGCGTCTGTTCAGCGTTATCCCATAGCATACATGCACGCTCAAGATTAACACATCGAGATTCACCAAACTTGCGTAGACTCTTGAGTTTACGGTCATCAAGACCGAGCCGCTTGATGATGTCTTCATAGCCATCGGCCCAAGAAAGTGAATTGATTGTCATATCGGTTTCAAGAGACTTAATCATACGGACATCTTTGATGAAGTTGTCAATCTCATCACGATTGTCTTTGTTTGCTCTTCGTGCTTTTCGCAAACGCTTTACCAATGTTTCAGCATTGCAACCGAGTGTTGCTTCAAACCAACCGTCTCCATTAGGAGCAAAGTGATGTTGCTTCTTAATTGGCTTGACTTCTTCGTAAGGAACAGGCGTAAACGATACGACTTCACCAAAGTCATCTTCAATCAACGCTGACCCCCACATAATTTGACCTCACTATTGACCTATTTACCATTTGCTACTCAGAAGAGGCTTACTGTAGATTTTTGCAATTTCATTCAGTTCAGCAATATCCAATCCAGTCTCATGCCCCATCTTGTCCAAAAATCGAACCATGTCGTTTGTTGAAAGATTGCTACCACTACCATGAACAAAAGGACAACCGCCTAAACCGCCAATGCTGGTATCAAATTCAGTGATACCCCATTCCAAAGCAGTTTGAATGTTAGCAAACATGTTGTCTTTCTTGTCCTTTCGGTGATGCAAATGCAACGCTATGTCAGCATCAATGTGCCTCGACAACTCAAGAGTTCGATAGATAATAGAAGGATGTGCCTTACCAACCGTGTCGCAAAGAACTACAGTATCACCCATGTGCTGAGCCGCTTGCATAGCCTCCAGCACCTTACGCTCATTGACACTTTCATTGGGTGCTCCAAAAGCACAAGAAACATATGCTCTGACATTTTTTGTATCAGTGTCTTGGAGCATTGAGTCCAACTCGCCTACAATTTCATCCATGTTTTTTCCTAAGTTGGCTTGATTGAAACTGTCAGATGCTGAAAAAAAGACATTTACTTTTTTAGCCCCAGCAGCCTTTGCTCTGTCCATACCTCTTTGATTTGGGACAAGAACAGCAAAGTTGTCAATGTCACGAGTAGCCTGAAACACTTCTTCAGCGTCAGCCATGTTTGGAACATACTTAGGATGAACAAATGATGTAATCTCCATTTGCTTTAAACCAACATCGTAGAGTCGATGTATCAAGTCAATTTTTTCATTTGTCGGTGTAAACTCCTCTATGTTTTGCAGACCATCACGAGGGCCAACTTCGTAGAGGTTTACATCACTCACCTTGCTCACCCATCACCCTTCGGTCAGCAAAAAATCTTGATGGGTCTTCAGCAATAAGTCGTTGAAGTGCTTCTTGAGCAGCCAACTCTTGAGTGTTTACTCTTTGTTTACCTCGTGCTAAAGCACTGATAGCACTCATAAATGGCTTTCTACCCTCACCAAGATAGGAAGGGTCTGAACGTGCTTCGATATAGTCAGGATTGTTTTTACCTTCTTGGAACATCATTTCACCCATACCTTCACCTGATGCCATTTCAGGATAAGTCATGGCTAACGCATTGGTAGCCTGAGTCCCAAAACGGTCAATCAAACTTTGACGTAGTGCTGGTGCTCGTTGCATAGCGGAGGCTACATCTGAAAACTGTCTTGCTGTTGCTTTATCACCTGCTTCTCTGAGAGAACTGGCTTCTTGAAACAAGTCGTCAATGCTGGCTTTTTTCAGAGCCTTTGCTTTCATTTCATTAAAGATAGCATCGTAAAGATTTTCTTCCTTAGTCTTAGCGGGAACAGATTCTTGCACTGCTTCAGGTTCAGGTTCAGGTTCAGGTTGATTTAATTTTTCAAACTCGTTATGCATTGCAAGCAAACGATTGAACTCGTCAGCCTGTTCAGGAGTCATACCAGCGTATGGGTCACCGTGTTTTTCATGAATATCTTTTATTGACTTAACCCCAACGTATCTATCAACATCTGCACCTAATTTTTCTCTAAAATCTTCTTTTCCTGATGCTTCATCGGCTGTGCCGTATTTTCCATAATGGTCATCTCTTGTGCGGATTCCTTTCTTCTTTGAATCAGGGTCAGCGGCGTGCATAGGGTCTTTGTCACCCTTCTTACCCACTGAGATAATCAGCACCATACCGTGTTTCTTTCCACCCATTTTCTTTTCTTTCATGGTATCATCCACCCTCTACTCGGTTTTCCAGTGATAATGTTGTCAAGACCCGGCAAGATGTCATCGAGGAGAACAATCGAGCCTTTGAACTCTTTTGTTCCCCAGTTTGCCAACGCCAGCGACATAGCCAAGTCATCATGCACGCCCACGCTTTCCAGTCTCCCGTTCTTTTGCATTCCAAACCTGTTCAATTCCTCTTCTAACTTGTGAGTAAACTGCCTACTTATTTCATTACCATAAGGTGTTTTGATTTGGCCCTGTTCAAAAGCCATGAGCAAAGACATGAAGAGGCTTTCCTTTCTTGTCTTGGTTGTCATGAAGGTTCGGATAGGAATATCCTCTCGCATATCCTTGAGTTCCATAGCAAACATACGCTGGAAGTTGTTGCCTTCAAGTTCAATCAAGTCGGGTTGGAATCGTTGATTCAATAGAATGATTTGTCGCTTCTGTGCCACAGAACTCATACCACGCTCATGCACAACACCGACAATCTGTTTGACGTTATCATCAGGTAGAGTTCGTAGAACAGTCATAGCAGTAAAGTCAGCATTCTTGTCCGATGCAATTGCTGTGTCCCAGCCAATAAAGTGCTGACCGAACAGACCCATGCTGTTGCCATCTTCATCATACTCATGTTCAGCATGGTCAAGAAGAACCAACTCAGGGTCACGAGCCTTCTCCAGTATCGTCATCGGGAACATACTGGCTACGTCATGGATTGGCTCACAGAGATACTCACGAGTAAACTGAATCGCTGGCATTGAGAGTCGTCGTTGCTCAAGTGCTTCAAGACTCCAACGCTGAGGCCACAGCGGTTCACCCTCTCGATTGATAGCGGGATATGTCTCAACTCGGAACGTCTCTTTCTTTTCCAACTCAGCATACAAGTCGTTGTAACTGAACGGAGTTCCTACCATCATCATTTTACCTGTGTGGTGAAGAACTGGAAGCAATACACCGTAGAACCAATCGGCTGCTCGTTGCAACTCACTACCTGTTGTTCCCCACAGAATATCATCGCATACAACAACGTCAGGGTGGAAACCACGAGTTCCTCCACCAACCGACTTTGCCATGATACGACTACCGTTGGTGAACTCAAAGTAGGTCTTTCGCCACGGTATACCACCGGGCTTAAGATGGTGCAAACAAGGTGCTCCGTCGATGTTGTTACGAATGAAACGCATGTGCTCCAGCGTCTGTTCAAGAGAGTGTGAAAAAATCATGATGTGCTTGTCGGGATTAAACGCCGCTAACCAAAGAGCATACGACATGAAGAATACAGACTTACCGTGGTCACGAGACGCTTTGACACAATAGTAACGATTCTCTTCCAAGCCCTCATCCCACTGAGCGTGGTGGTCAGCGTAGTCAAAACCCAGCACTGTTTCAAAGAAATACTTGAAAGAGCGCTGAGACATCTTTCTGTCCATCTCAACGATGAGTTCTTTCATTTGCTCTTCTTCTTCTCGCTTAGCCATCAGACCACCCCAACGAGCATTTTTCTTTGGTCATCTTTTTTGTTTGTTGATGATGCCGATGCCATTGATGCATTCGCAGCCTTTTCTTGTCCCGCTTTTGCACTTTCAAGACTTTGTTGAATTGTATTGCCAGCGTCACTGTTTAACTCTGCTTCCTCATTGTTACCAGTTGTGTTATTAGCGATTATGCTACCTACCTTTTTATCAGACATTTGAGGAGGCTCAGGAGTTGGCGAAGCAGTAGCAGGTGGTGGTTGCATTGGCTCTCCTTCTAAATTAGTGAGTCTCAAGTAAGGTTGTCCATCCTTGATTGGGGTAGGGCTTGATGGCATTTGAAGTGGATTACCCGTAACACCAATCAAGTTCATTGCTTGTTGTTGTGTTTGTTGAAGTTTGCCTTCAGCATCAGCCCCATAATGACCTAATGCCTGAGCAGCGTCTGATGGATTGTATGTGTCTCTCGAAGCCCTGTTTCGTGCTTCTTCACTATTGATAGGAACTTGGCTACCGTCTGTTAAGCCCTCGACCATTACTGGTTTTCGTGTGGGAGGAGCAACTTGAGGAGTAGGCTGAGCAACTTGAGGTTGAGTCACACCGACTTTGTTTGCAGCACGTCTCGCTGCTCGCTCTCCAGCACCACGGCTTGTTCCCTGAACTAACTGTGATGCTCCTTGATATTGTCCAGCAGCGCCCATCATCCCAGTAAGCGCATCTGCCCCAGCAGCGCCAGCATTTGCAAGACCTATCGCCCCTGCTAAAATACCGAGTGCGGTTGCGTCAGCGTCTCTTTTATTATGTGCCGCTTCTCCAGCCTGACCAGCCGTTTCAAACACTTTTTGCTGAGCCATAGCGTTTCTAAAGCCTTCTTCTGAATCAGGGGCGGCATCTCTGACTTTTTCATTCAAGTCCATTCGCTGGTTCATACCAGTAGTCCCATAAATATCGGCTAATCTACGAGTTCCTTGGTTATCGAAAGTAGGTGCTTGAAATTGAAAATTACCCGATGCATCTTTTGGTGTCCGAGTCATTTGTGACATTTGACTTTGACCGGGAAGATAAGAAGCGTCACCGCTGGATGAACCTACATTTTGGACAAGATTCATACCCCCCGGTAAAGGGGCAGATTGAAGTTGTAACCCCACACTTTTACGAAGAACGTAAACGTCGCCCATTAGACACCACCTACGCTTACTTTGACAACCTTGACAACATCAGTAGAAACATTAAGTCGCTTTGCAATTCGCTCCCAGTCACCAGTGGCATGTACTATTGAGCGAACATCAACAGGTGTGAGGTCTACGCTCTTGGCAAGATAGTGCATACCACGACGGTCACCAACATTGATTGGTCGAGTCAATGCGTGCTTCATGATTTTGCTGTCGTTGCGAGCATCGTCCAATTGCATATCTTCCATAGCCTTCATGACTCTATCCATCGGAGAGAGTTCAGTCGATTGAGACTTCATGTATTGGGTGAGCAAGCGTTGGCGTGGGTCGCCCATGAGTTGTTGGTAACGCTGCTCTTGAGGTGAAAGTTGCATACCCTGTCCTTGAGGCACTCTTGCACCAGCGGCTTCTATGATTCTACGAAGCGATGCTGGGTCAGCCTGTCCGACACGGCTTCGTGCCGCTGCCATTTCAGCACTTTGCGGTGTGAAAGCGGGTGCTCCCCGTTGAGGGACAGACGGAGGTAGAGTCATCTGTTGAGGTGCTGGGGGAGCAGCAGCAACCTCAGTGGGAGTAGGTTGTGGGCGTGGTGCAGGTCGCTCAGTTGATGCAGTCGCAGCGGGTCTTGTAACCGATGCTCTTTCAACTGGGGCGAGCGCTACGTCATGGTGATATGGAACGTGCTCAGGTAGATTCTCAATAAGTTGTTCAGGGTATTGCATGTAGCGAGAAGACAATCCAGTGGTCGGAAGTGACTCAGGCAACTGGCGGCGGGTCTGATGACCAAACGCTTCGCTGAGTAAATCAGCCAAAGCCTGAGTTCCTTGTCTACGTTGCTCGACGGTATCATAACTTTGAAGATTCAAACCCAGTCCTTGAATGACAGAAGCGTCGATGTTACCCTCAGCATCTCTTGGCATATAGGCTCGCAACGCACTGTCGTGCTCATCGTGCGCTCCACTCAGCATAGCCTTAGCGTAAAACTTGGCGGCGTTTTCGTGAGTTCCCATACCTTGTGTTGTTCTTTGTCCATCCAGCGTTTCCAAGTGAGCACCCGGCACAGCATGGCTTCGCATGTTGTCAAATCCAACCTCGTGGTCTTTTCCAAAGGCTTCAAGGATGTGTTGGAACGCTCGCTTACCTATGCCGGGTCTTGCCGCTGAACCGCTAATGATACGACCAAACAACATGTTGAAGGCTGGAGTTCGTGATAATTCGTTAATCATGTTGTCAGTGCTGGCTGGACTTCGCAACACAGTTCTAAGATTCATCATTGTATATTGAGGAGAACCAGTTGTGCCGGGAGTCGTGTTAATTGGCACATCAATGTCAGGAATTTTATCAGGGTCAATGACCTTTAGTGCTTCAGCGATGTGAACTTTTGCACTGTTGATTGAGTTTTTTGGCCCTGTTTGTTGGCGACCAGCCATCATGTGCATAAAATCAGGGGTGTGATTCATGACTTCCCAAGACTGGATTCCAGTGTGGGCTGCGTCATGAGTAACACCGGGAGGAGCATTGGTGATGTGTGTGCCGGGTAGCATAAACCCTTGAGGTGTTTGGATGATAGCGTCACCACCTCGACCACGAATACGACTACCACGAGGGTGCAAATCTTTGATGTCAATGTGAGGATTGTCAAGGAACTCAGCACCAACCAAGTCTTTGATACCAAGTGTTTCAAGTAGAATTTTCTGTAGATTGTGATTGTAAGGAACGGCGTAGGACTCAATCATAGCGCCAATTTTTTCGTTACGATTTGCACGATTGGTGTAGGCAGTAATGTATTCCCCACTTTGAGCACGATGAGGTCGTGTTGTTGGTTTCCGACCACCATACGGCGCTGCTACAATTTTACGATGTTGCATGTCATCGACATCGGGGATATGATGGAAACCACTTTTGTCTTGATGTTCAGCATTTGTCATTTCAATGGCACGCTGAACAATGTTTCGACCAGTAAGTTCTCCCAACTCAGGATGGTTTCGACCATCCATATCGTTTTTCTCAAGAGCCTCGCCAATAGCGTGTATCACACCGTCAATTCCGTGATGATGTGATTCTCCATTATGGTCAAGGTAAACCATTTCATCGTGTTTACCTTTGACAAATTTACCGGGAATCAATTCACCCATACCAAAGTGTCCTGATGGGTGTGGCTTTGCCGCACCATAGTGAGCGTAAACAGGAACGTCAGGCGTGTTCGGGTCAGGGTGTATTGCTTCAGGAGGTGGCGCAGTTTTGAGATACGGAGTAAGTTGCCCCGTTTCAGGATGAGCATAGTAACCGTAAACACCGTCACCTTTGAGGAGAAGCGATTTACGAACTAAAACATTCAAACTCGTCCACTCCCTCTACCAACAAGAGCGCCGGGGTCAAGCCCGAAGTCTCGTGGTTCATTGTTTACATCTTCAGTGCCACCTTGATTTCGATTTGTTTGCTTCGGACTGTTGGCTGGATAATTTGGTAGTGTGCTCGCTGCACCAGCGGTGTCAGGTTCACCCTTACCTTTCTTTTTGCTGTCCTTGTCTTTCTTTTCACGCATCAATTCACGAATTTCTTTCAGAGCAATTCGCATCAATGCTGCTTGATATGCATTGGCTTTGAGAATGTCACTGTGTTGAGGAATGTCCTCACTCATTGTAATCATACTTGGCATCTTAGGTCGTGCTAAGTGTGGTCGCTTGAGTTGTGGTGGTACGATGCTTGGCGCACGAACTGGTCGAAGTCGTGGTCTTGGAACACGAGGGTATTGGAGTGTGTTGGTCAAACGACCACCACCTGTGTCACCAGCAATATACGAGCGCTGGCTGTGGCGCATGTGTGGTGTGTATACTGTTCTTACACCGCCCAAGAGTTTACGAGCATCTTGCGAAGCGAGATAGGGTCTGTATTGTTGAGGGTCTTTTGATGGAGGTTGCTTGCTGGCAAGACCTCGGTGAGAGAACTCAACAGAGAGGTGAGAACGATTCAAACCAGTTTTACGTCCCATTGGTAAGTTACGACTGATGTTCTTGGAACGTCTTGACGTGATGTTTCGTGGGTCGCCCCCACCTTTTGGCTTCTCAAACTGACCAGTAGATGGTCGCCATTTAGCGTAGCCTTCTTTCTTGCGTCGTCGCTTTACGGAACGCTTCGATTCTTTTTTTTTAATCGTGTCCGATTTGAGCAGTCGCCAAGCGATGTCCATTGGTTCGCTTGCATATTTCATTTGAAAATTATGTTCACTTTGAGGTGTGGGTGTGAAAGGAGGCGCAAGATGATTGATAAATGACCACCCTTCGGGGTAAGGGAATGCATCGAAAACAGATTCGTTATCAGGCATTATGCTCTGTATGTCTTCTCCCAACTTACCTTGTTGATTAAAATGGTCTTGAACTTTTTCCATCTCTTTAATGTCTGAAATACCGGGGTTCAACTTTTGGTATTCATCCCGCATGGCTTCGCCAGCACCAAACTGACTTCTAAAATTCTTATAGGAGTTAATGTAGTTTTGAGCCGCCTCTTCGCCACCATTTTCCAAAATATATTGATACATTTCATTTGGGTCTATTGTATCTCCAAAATAATCCGAATGGTCGTAGTCACTAACTTGGTCATAAGCATCTGCTACTTGTTCACCAAACATGTCCTCAAGAAGATATGCGGGAGGGTGATTCATACGATAGTATTCAGTTATTCTATCCATAGCCCTTTTTCTTTGCTCATTTGTAAGTTCAGGATTATCGCCAGCAAATCTTGCTCGGTCTATGTCATAATCTGTCATTTCTGACATATCACGCTTCAACAAATTACTCCAAGCATTAGCCATAGGCTCAGACATCTGAACCATCTGACCGCCAGCAGCACCCGGCCCTTTTGCTCCCATAGCGAGACTGGTAAGGAAACCACCAGCACCTGATGGCATTGTTTGATTTGCTGGATTATCAGTAGAACCACGAGGCTTGAACTTCTCCTCTTCCTCTTCTACTGGCTCATCAGGCTTTTCATCATCAATGCCGAGATGATGTCTACGGACTTTGATGTGACGGATTTTGTTGTCCTCTTTCTCTTCCCGTTCACGCTTGGCTTGCTTCTTGTCCTTGCGCTTTTCCTTGTCTTTGGCATCTTCGACACCGCTGGGTGGGCGCTCATCTTCATGATTCGCCCTGAACATCTCGGAAGATTCTGAGCGAGGATTATACATCCTCGTGTCAGAGGTTCGACCCATCATCCCCTCCGTCATGAATTATCCCCCACGATATGATGTTCAAAACATTGTCGCAACTTTTGCGCCATTTTTCTATAGAACGACGCTACTCTTGGACTGTCTTGGAATGCGTGTGTCATGTTCTCAATTGTGTGCTCAAACTCTTCAAGCAAACGAGGAATGAGTTCGTAAGCAGGGAAAAATGTCACAGGGTCGTCATCTTCAAACACTGTCTCAAACGATTTTGCCAGCAACTTGAACAAGTCAGGCGGTGTAACGTCCAACTCGCCGTAGTGCTCAAATCGCTTTGTGACACAACGGCAAAAATCAAGATACACTGGAACAGCGTTTTCAGAAATTGGTCGGTCACACTCTACGAATGTAAACGCAGGGTGCGTCATTTGCAATAAGTCAGGAACTGGAACTGGCATCAATTCATATCACCTGCGTGTTCCAATAGTGACTCACGGATTCTCGCCCATGAGTCAGGGCTTTCTTTTCCAAGTTCGACTTTGAGAATGTTAATTGTGTTATTGACTTGACTGTTCTCAGATGTAGGACTCCATTGTTCATTCATCTTCAGCAAGTCCTTTATTGACTCTCTGACTTCTTTGTGCAGTGACACTGCATCTTTGACGAAGCCATCTTCATGAACACTGCCCTCATTGAGCAGTTCAGACAATTTATGGTTGAGCAATTCGACGTTTGACCTGAGCGCATTTATCTCTTCTCCTACGACTAATGTTATCTCAGCAGCGGCGCTTCTTTGAACTAACGGTTGAAAGTGATGCTTCATGTGATGATATACCGATGCTTCAGAGATGCCAAGTTCTTCAGCAATAGCCTCTGATTCAGCGCCGTCACTAAAGAATCGACGCTCAAAGTCGGCTCTTTCAACGTGAGCGCATACCTTGCACTGAGGATTCGATGCCATGTGGTATTGACCCATATGGTTACGAAAGTGACGGTCTGTTGTATTGAGTCGCCAGCCCATATCTTTGTCAAGTTGCTTTGGTGATATTTCACCATCCAGTAGCCCTTTTTCTAAGTCAGCACGACTCGGATGTTGGCACAAAGGGCAAGACCTTTTTGTGATACCACCACCCTCCGCCATGACACGCTTAAAGCAACATTACCCATAACCCTTTTTCTTCTGAACCTCTTCGTAGTGACATGCTCCCACCATACGAGAGAGTTCCGAAACAACCTCTCAAGAAACGTGGGAAAGACTTACTCAAGGCTTCAAAAGACGCACTACAAGGTCGTAGAGTTTCAACGTCAGAATACATGAAACGGCTGGACAAATGCTACAGTTGTCCTTACATGCAAAAACGAATGGGGACTTGCAAACTCTGTAGTTGCGTTATGAAAATTAAAGCCCTTGCACCCTCGGTTGGATGTCCAATAGGAGAGTGGTTACCGAGTGATTCGGGAGTAAAGCGTGGTTAAGAAAATAAGTGCTCCGAAGATACCTACAACGAAAACACTAACATCTCCGCTACTCATTTCATCTCCTTTGAAAATTAAAATAGACACACCAGCGATAATCACAGAGATAAACTGAACCATTATCATTTCAACAATGATGTTTCGGCTTGGAGCAAAAATCGAACTGCTCGCCTGACTTATTTTTATTCCATAATCACTTGATTGCATTGTATCACCTTAGTTTCTTGGTAGTCCGATAAGACCACGAGCAACGCTACCAATACCGCTACCCACTTTTTGCATCGTTCCTTCATCAGCCATAGCCGCCGCCAAAGCACCGCCCATCATCGACTGTTGCGACATAGCCATAATTTGCTGACGTTGCATTTCAGCCTCTTGGAATTTTTGATTGCTTTGAGCCGTCATGTTGTTGAGAATCATGCTGACGTTTTCAACGCTGAGTGTTTGTAAATCAGATGGTAGTGTAGCAGGGTCAAGTTTCATAACACCAGTATCTTCATCCAATGAGAATGAGGCACTCTTTAGTATTGTAAGCAAACTAAGACTGGTTGTAGTGGCAACCAACTCTATGAGTGTTTGAAGCCCACCATCTCTGATAAAACGATGAATTGGATTTTGTGATTGTAGCAAAGCCGACAAAAGTTCCATTTCACTTGGCGGCGCAAACTGTCCATTTTGCATCATCATTTGTTGTTGCTGGTTCATTCCCATGCTACCCATCATTCCATTCATGAATGGATTTGGCTGTTGTTGTTGAGCACCAAGAGAAAAACCGTTTTGAGCACCAGTGCCTGTGGTTATCTGATTAATACCGCCTCCACCTGTTTGAGACAGGTTAAATCCGCTTTGCTGAGGTTGTTGATTACCAAAGTTGAACATCGTATCAGACCTCCCCAGTGCCTAATCCACCATCAAGGTTCTGTTGCATTTTAGCATTTTCAACATTAAGCAACTCTTGAAACGCTTGTGTCGGCATGTTCATTTGTTGCAACTCCATTTGGAAGATACGCAAATCAAAAACCACCATCGTAACATCATTCTGTCCAGTTGCTGGATTCGCATAATGAAGGATATTGATGCCTTTTGTTTTACCTGAATCTCTTTCTAACTCAGCAAAAAATGGTTCATACTTCTGTAGCATGGCTGGTGTAGGGTCGTTTTTCTTGACAGATGAAATAGGAACTGTCACAATTGACACACCTCTTTTCACTTTATCACGAAGACGATTTGGATTCATCTCGTTTTGTTTGTCCTCTTCGGCCTCCCACTTGTTTAGAAGATGGTAAAGATGCATATGTTCAGGACAGTATGTGCCACGCATTTTCTTACCACTGGTAACTCTGTCCTGAGCAATAAATGCTTCAGGTTGCCCTGTTACTGGGTTTTGCCAATACATCTCCCAT